ATTCTCTCACCTCCTTTCTGTGATTTTAATTAACATTTTATGTGAATCTAGTTCACTAGCTTTTCTATTTTTGTTTTTGCTTTGATTGCCCTCTCTCCCATATAGTGGTAAAATTTGTTTGGAGAGGAGGTGAGCATTATGAGTGAAAATGAATTGACTAAAGATGCTGAGTATATGTTGTGCGCCTTATATAAAAGCTATCTCGACAGAAGAAAAAACGGCGTTAATAAACATGATGCTAAAATGTTTGGTTCATCAGAAAATATTCATAAAGATTTTATGAATGAATGGATTTTTCAGGATGTAGATGAGACTTGTCGAGAACTCTCACGTGCTGAATATTTACATAACAAATATGCTGACAATATTGCTTATTTCGTAGTTTTATCTGATAAAGCGATCATTTATATGGAAACCAGATTTGAAAGAAAAATTAATAAAATAGTAGACTATATGGCTAAAATTAAAAATGTTATTCCTTTTGTTTAGATTTGGGATACTCAATACCAAAAGTCTCTGCAAACTCAAAAATCACATTTTCCCAATCATCTACAATTTCATTTAAATTTTTACGTCCATCTTTAAGCGTTTGCTCTAAGGTGGACATTCTTTTTTCCAGGTTTAAGATTCTTTCTTCTTGTGTCATGCTTGCTCCTTTCTTTTTTTAATTTGAAATAAATCGTTTGGGGTTAATTCAGTGTTTTTTCTTTGGCACAATAAATAAGTCTGCGGATACTCCTAAAAATGAAACTATCCTGCTGAACTCATCAGAACTTAACTTTCGCTTCCCATTTAAAGAAAGACAAAGTTTATCTTTATTTATTCCAGTTTCATCTGAAACAACAGACTGCTTTATTTTATGTTCAACCAAATACAGCTTTATCTTTTCAGCTACTGTCATATTTTCACCACCTTTCTTTAATCCAATATTCTTGGACTGCAACTATATATTAATTCAATATTATTGAAATGTCAAGTGGTTTTCGAAATAAATTTCTATTTACTTTGTTACTTTCATATGGTAAAATAAAGTCACGGAGGGAAATGGAATGTTTGGTGATAAATTAAAAAAAGCTCGTATTAGTGCTAAACTTAAACAATCAGACTTAGCAAAAATTTTAGATACCACTAATACGACAATAAGCAATTGGGAAAATAATGTAAGTAAGCCAGATGTAGACACAATAGAATATATCTGTGGGGCATTAAATGTCCCTGCGAGTTACTTTTTCAACACGCCAGATTCTGTAACTCCAATTCTCACTATTACAGAACAAGCACACATAAAAAAATACCGCACTCTCGACGAGCACGGTAAAAAATTAGTAGATAACGCGTTAAATTTAGAGTGTGAGCGTGTAGAAGCCACCAGAACGCCAGTAATACCTATAAGTAATATAATCACTCTATCCGAGTTTGAACAGCCTGTATCGGCTGGTAAAGGCGTTTATTTAGGAGATGGAAGTCAAACTATTACAAGGGAAGTGCCAAACACAGAGGAAACAAGAAAAGCAGATTTTATTTTGCGTGTATCTGGTGACAGCATGGAACCTAAATATTCTGACGGAGACAGGCTTTTGATAAAACGCCAGCACGATGTAAATGTTGGAGAAGAAGGAATTTTTATTTTAAATAACGAAGGCTTTGTAAAAAAGAGAGAAACGGACCGACTTGTTTCACTTAACCCAGTGTATGAGGATATATTTTTTCGTGACGAGGATAGTATCGAATGCAAAGGAAAGGTCATAGGGAAAATTCAAATCGACCAAGCAAAGCCCGTGGACTATCCCCAAAAAAAGGACAGTGATAAACAAAAAGAAACTGTTACCATTGGCATAGCTGCTCGTGACGGCTCTTCCTCACTAGAACTTACGAAAGAACAGTACGAAAAACTTGTAGAGCTTGCTAAAAAAGGGGGCAGAAAAGAGCTACCAGACGGCATTATATAATTTACCAAAAATCCCCTAAGGAAAATAGCACCACAAAGGGTTAAAATGACCCTGAGGTGTTATTTATGTATGAAGATTACAAGAAAGCAAGAAACTTATCATGGGAGATACTCTTAAACGCTGGCATTTCCAGTTTGCCTGTGGATTTGAACCAAATTTTAAAAACTCTTGACATTAATGTATTTTTGTACTGCGATGCGGATTTTGATGCAGATAGTCCGAAATTGAGATGCAGTGATGGATTTACTACACTGGTAGGGTATAAAAAAGCTATATATCTTAACGAGCGGAAAGGAACAACGCAGAGGCGAAGATTTACTATGGCGCACGAAATTGGGCATATAGTTTTAGACCACCCGATCAATCCGATTATATACCGCAATAGCGAAGTGGACGAAAATCAGTCCCCTACAGAGATACAAGCCAATATATTTGCCCGTGATTTACTCATGCCAGCTGGTGTGCTTGCTGCTCTACACGTGACTACTGTGGACGAGATAATGCAAATATGTAATGTATCTCGTATATCCGCACAAATCCGCTTGGAAAGGCTCACAGAGCTATATAAACGCAACAAATTTGGCGCGCATCCGCTAGAGAGACAAGTTATTTCTCAATTTAAAGATTTTATTTCCAGTAAAAAGTGAACAGGTTGAATAAATTAATTTAATATCATTGTTGATGTGGGAGGTGTTTGCTTGTGGGTCTAGGCAAATCTAAAGAAGATAAAATCATAAAAAAACGAGAAAAAGAATTAAAAAAAGAATCAAAGGTTGCTTTCTTTGGAAAAGCTTTACAATCTATTGGACATATCCCCGCTGGCGCATCTGTAGTTCTTGCTTTAGAGCCAGAGCAAAAAAAACTTATTATCAGATATGAAAAGTCTCCAATAGCTTTGCCATACGAAAGAATTATAAGTTTTATTCTTAATAGTGAAGATAAACTTTCAAACGGTGGACATGCTGGTGCAAGAGCTTTAGCCGGAGGAATTCTTTTCGGTGCAGCCGGAGCTGTTATAGGTGCAGCTTCTGCAAAAAATAAGAGTACAAAAAGGTGGATTGGAGTACTATCTTATAAAGATAAAGAAGGAAACGTAAAATCTCTGGATTTTTTACAGGATGGTTTTTCTGCTCCGTACGACGGAAAAGAAAAGCATTATGGAGCAGCGCAGTTTGAAGCAGCTGTAAATAATATCGTTACAAAAAATTCAGAAGTTATAACAGAACTATAACTCTTATAGTAAAAATAAAAAACTATAACTATTAAAAAAAAAAAAAAAAACGCCCCTACCCTGCGCCAACAGGATAGAGACGTTGACTATATAACCCTAGGGCTACATAGTACAGTAGTTAATACCAAAAATATTGTACCATTGCAGCCTGTAAAAATCAAGGGGCTGCTTTTTTGCGCCCTTTTTTAGGAGGTACAACAATGGCAAAGGCTAAGAAATTGCCGTCTGGTAAGTGGAGGGCTTTAGTATATGACTATACAGACAGTAACGGCAAACGAAAATATAAATCATTTACAGCAGAAACGAAAAAGGAAGCAGAGTTTTTGGCCGCTGACTATAGCTTGAATAAAAAAATGAGGTCAAGCACTCACTCTATCACCTTATACGACGGGTATACAAGATATATCGAAAGTAAAAATAACGTTTTAAGTCCGTCAACCCTTAGAGAGTACAAACGACAACAAAAACATGATTTTCCTGAGCTTATGCCGCTTCCTATACAAAAAATAACTCAAGAAAATATTCAAATCGCTGTCAATCGTGCGGCAGGGCTCTACTCACCCAAAACAGTTCACAATATGCATGGGCTTTTGGTATCTGTCTTATCAATGTTTTTGCCAAATTTTAAGGTAAGCACAACGTTACCACAAAAGATAAAGAAAAAAGTCTACGTCCCTGATGATAAAATGATAAAATCTTTGATGGACGCATGCACAAATCCCGACCTTCTAAAAGCTATTATTTTAGCCTCCATCGGTACACTAAGACGGTCAGAAATAAGCGCCTTACTTGAAAGCGACCTTGTGGGAAACTCCGTAAAAGTGGATAAAGCTATGGTAAAAGATTCTGATGGAAAGTGGGTTGTGAAGCCGCCTAAAACCGAAGAAAGTACACGTACTATAGATTTTCCACCAGAAACTATGAAAATGTTGAGAGAAGGACTACAAGAAGGCGAAAGAGTTGTAAATCTTACTCCAAACTCAATCACTGATGCTTTCGCGGAATTGAGAGATAAAGTCACCACCGAAAAGTTTGGAATTCACAAGCTGCGGCATTACTCCGCTTCCATAATGCATGCGTTAAATGTCCCAGATATATACATTATGGAAACACTCCAAAAAATTTACACCCATGCACTAGACGACCAAAAGACAAAAAATGATAAAATTGTTTTAGAATACTTTTCAGAACTGTAAATATGCAAACTAAAATCCGTGTTGCATTTCGTGTTGCATGTGTTGCATTTTTACAGGTTTTTTGTCTGTTTTTTAAGATTTTTGAACCAAATATAACACAAAGAAAACCGCGTAACCAAGCCATTTGACCTAGTTACGCGGTTTTTACGTTGGTACGGGTGACAGGACTTGAACCCGTAAGCTATTGCTTAAAAACGGCATAAATACGCGTTTTTTCATGATTCATGTTGCATTTTGTGTTGCATGATATAAAAACATCACTTTATAATCATATTTAAACTCTTGCTTTTTATCATAAAAAAGAAGCTGCCCAGCCCGAAAGCTGAACAGCTGTAGCCCCGCTAGTGCGGGGAGTTTGCCCTATTACTAAAACATCTCAGGAAAGGAAGATAGTATAAGTATAAGGACACCCCTGCTGACGCAGGGAAGAATAAAAATTTACATGTAGATATACAAGTACTTCACTCTTGTATGCGTATATAGTACCACGTACAAAACAAAAAGTAAATGTACTTTTTACATAAAGAAAAGCAGCGTTTTTTGTCGCTGCTCCTTTTTATTAGTCATACCAAAATGTAAAATTTTCTTCTGTATAGCCATTGTCTTTGGCTTGTCTTAAAATTTCAGCTTTTAATTCGTCGTAATTTTTTTCATCATCTGCCGGAAGTTCTGCGTATAACTCGATGTTTTCATCTTCGTTCTCTAAGTCCGGTACTTCTACCAGCATATAGTCTACACCGATAATCTCTCCGTTGTATGTGTTTCTGGATTCCCCACCGTCAAATCTTACCTCATATTTTTTCATTTTTGTTTACTCCTTTTCTTTTTATTATACTGTAAATTTTTGTAATTTCAAAGTATTTTTTAGATTTCTACATTTAAAACATCGGCTGCTTTGTATACTACGCTTTCAAAAGTTTCACTGTCTGCATTTTCAAACTCTTCTGTCAAACCAGCTTCATCACAGAGTAATTCTAAAAGCTCCACGCTCCATACGTCTTGTCCTCTTAACTCTTTAGCGATTTCTTGTACTGTCATTTTTAATATCTCCTTTGTTTTTGTGTTTCTTATCTTTACTGTGATTATAGTATAACATATATAGTTCTATATATCAACTGGTATTATCGCCAAATATAGAACTATATATTTGTATCATTTGTATATAGCTCTATATAACTTGGCATGATATACTTATATAGAGGTGATTTTATGCCATCAGAAGCACA